TCCCGCGTCCGCGTCGGGGTGATGCCGTGTCCCTGGTAGACGCGTGGACGACCTTTCGACTGCGGGTCGCCAGGCACGGTGAGCTCGCACACCATTGGCCATTCCGGCAGGCTTAATGTTTCGAGACTCAATCCAGGTCACTCCATTCGGGTGTTCTGCCGGTGGTGAGGAAGCCTCCGCGTCGGGTCCGCGCGTTGACGAGCAATCCCATGTCGGCGAGCCTGTGCACGTCGCCCATCACGGCGCTCCGGGGGATGTTGAGCCGTAAGGCCACCTTGTGGCTGCTGGGCGTCACTCCTTCCATCTGTAGTGCGATGATCGTCTCGTACACGCGTTGGATGCGTGGTTTCACGTCGATGTCACGCCGGGTGCGGCGTCTCATCCGCGTGATGTACTCGCGTTCGTCGTGGAGGAGCCGGTCGAGGTCGATGCCGGTCTCCTGGCTCCATGTCTTCGGCGAAGTGTGGTGGCCGTGGCTTCGGGATGCGCCGAAGTGGATGCTGCCGCGGTTGACCGGAGCGTACTTCATGTGGAGTTGGAGGCTGTTGGCTCCGCTAGGCATGATTGTCGTCCTTTCCGTCGTATTTGGGTGCGAATTTGACGGTCAGCCACAACGCGGTGGCGAGATACACGCCCTCGACCACAAGCGCGCCCGCAAGGCTCCCGCCATGCCAGGTGAGCATGAGCGTCACGCTGGCGACGAGGCCGACGACCGCGAGCAGGAACTTGACCCTGCGCAGCGGATAGTTCGGCCGTTTCGCCTCGCGTTCCTTCCGGTCCTCGATACGGAAATCGTTGTCGGTCATCTGGTGCCTCCCGTTTCGTTGTGGAGTTGGTAGTCGAATGTCTCAAGCTCGCCCGCGGTGATGGATGCGAGCGAGCAGGCGCCGTCGGGCAGGAGTTTCACGAGTTGGGCCCCGCCTTTCGGACTGATGCGAACCGCGTATCCGCTCATGCCGAGCATGACGATGCTCGCCTTCGGCGGTACGGGTGGTGTCAGCAACGTTTCCGCGTCGATTCTCCTGAGTGTCATCACAGCTCCTTGTTGATCGTGTCGATGATGAGGTCCACGAGACCGGTGACGTCGAGGTCGACGTATCCGACGATGTGGCCGAGCGACCTCATGGCCTCCGCATCCACGTCCTTGAATGGGTGGACTATTTCGCCCTGGGTCTCGAACTCGTCGAACACTGCCTGCACGCAGGCCTTGCGAATCGTTTTCATGCCGACTCCTTTCCCTCGTATTCACATGTGCTCTGGTAGAGGTGTTCCTTGAAGTAGGCGATCATCGGCTCCTTCGGATACATGACGGTCCGTCCGACCTTCACGAACTTCGGACCGATTCCCGCACCACGCCAGTACGCCAAGGTGCCCTCCTTGATGCCGCAACGGTCCGCGATGTCCTTCGTCGTGTTCATCGGTTTCAGGACCTCAGCGAGCGCAGCGAACGTCGTATCGTCTTCCATCACGCGCCTCCTTTGCGTGTGTGATGCCGGGCGGCGTTAGGAGAACCGCCCGGCCCTCTCCTAAAATCGGTGTCATCCCGCATATGCGACGTGCGGGCCGAACAGTTAGGAGAAGCATCAATGTCGAATGCAGCCGAATACCTACTGCAGTTTTTTGAGGTCGAGCAGCAGCCCGACGGATTCCGGAAGGACGTGCTGCCCGCATACACGGCCATGTGCAGCACCGAAAGAACACTTGATACGCTGATCGCCCGTGGCGTGAAACGTCTCGACATGGCGAAATCACAGATGCCCGGTATTTGGAAAGCCTTGTGGGAATCATTCTCCGACGATGCCCTGGACGGACATCGTCGGAACTTCAGCACGTTGGCCGGTGCGACCGATAGGTTGGATGCCGCGGCGGTTCTGGCTTTGCAGACCATCGCCGACAGGTGGGTAGAGCTGGATGTGCGGATGGAGGACAAGGACAGGGAGAACATCTCCGACTTCCTTTCTGAAATCGAGCAGTGCCTAAAAGAGGATGTGAGCATGCCGGCGGCGTTGAAGTCGTATGTGCTTAATCTCACGACCGAGGTTCGCCGATGCGTCAACGATTGGGAGAGCTGCGGCTCATTCGAGCTCAATGACGCCATGCAGCGTCTGCTTGGAGCCTTGTACATCGCCGAATCGCACACCAAGGACCAATCCCGCTGGCAGAAGATCAAGGAGAAATACGTGGGTGGGATGTTCGCTGATTTCATCGTTCAGATTCCCGCTCTTGCTCTCGCGGCGGTTCCGTACATAGCACAGATCGGCGCATGAGCAGGTAGTTCCTGTTCAGTTCCCGCAGCATCACCCATCTAGTGCCAATCTGCAATCCGTTGAGCAGAAGGGAGCAGCCAAGAAGAATCTGGAATTGATTCAGAGATTTGAGTCCACAGGCAAACATCCAGATTCCGGATATCGCGCAGATGATGGACGCCACCACGCTAAGAGCGCTTGGCTTGGTTGCAACAATCATCACGCACCCGCTTCTAACGTCGGCTGAGCGCGACCCCAGTACCGGTCGATGAAATAGCGTTGCCCCTTGCCGGTGACCTTCGGAGTACGGCTGACCGTGGTGCGACCATCCGCATGGGTGACGGTGGTCTCCTTGATGCGGAACAGGCCGAGGTCCATCGCACGCTGTGTCGGCACGTTGCGATTCGAACCGGACTTGCCGAGATACCCGTCAGCCCGAAGAAGACGGAACAGTCTGTTCTGGCCGATGTCCTCATCCGAATCCGACTCGGACGTCGGGATGTAGCCGCCGGTTTTGCGGATCTGGGGCAGCACCTCATGCGTCACCCAACGTTGGAATTCTTTCGCCTCCGGCTTCCGCGAGCGCATGATGAGCTTGTACAGGCCTGGCTCAGAGATGATGAGAGGCGCACGACCTGGCTGATTCCAAACCTCCGAATTGCGGAGGTTTGTGATTTCGTCATCATCAAGAGCTTCACGGAGATGATTTGTGTCAATGCCGAGGATGTCACACGCGTCCTTGGCGACGAACCAAGGCTCCCCCACCTCATCGGTCAGGGTGCGCAATGATGCGCCCCTGAAATCGAACTTCTGGATTTCGTTATTCATTGGGTTCTCCCTAGAATCGAGTTTGTGAGTAGTTTTCTCGAGGATCCGGCAGGCTGGGCTTCGACCATCATTGCCGGGGCGTCTTTGGCGTGGAACGTTCTGCAGCAGTTTCAAATCCACTCCATTCGCCGTAGGGACGATTTGTCCAAAACCGATCTGGAGCCTTTTCTTGATTCCACGTCGAACAGCATCGTGTATTTCCGGCTTGTTGGGCCTCTGACGATGTATGACGTCCGAATCCCCCCTCAGGCAACGTTGGGAACAAGCCCCTATACGCCGCTGTTGGCCAAGCGGTTGAGACCGAATCAGATCTGCCATACCGGCTTTACCGGCGAGAATGCGGTGCTGCTGCTTCCCGATGATTTCGAGGTTGAGTGGCGGTCGTCCCACATGTCGCGCAGTCATAAGATTCGTGTATCTCTGACCGAGATAAAGAAGGAGGCGTGGAACCGCAGCTCGAAGCGGGTTCAGCAGATTCGCGAGAGGGCTTCGAGGCCGTAACCAACTGTTCTGCATCAGTCGCGTTCTCGTGGCGATGAGTCAACGAATCGAATATGCCACGCAAGGTCGCACACAAACCGGAATGACGCTCCATGCGGGCGAGATGCCATCCCGTATCAACGCCAGCGAGATAAGTCCACGCATCACCGAAGCTGCATGGGCCGTAACTTGATCCGTCGGCGACCACATCGAAGTAGTCGCCCTGCTTCACGTCGTCAATCCAATATTCGGATGGAAGCACATCAAGGCATGGTCCTCCGTCCGCTTCAATGGCTCGACATTTCCAAATGAGACGCTTGAAATCGCCAACGCTTCCCGGCTCTCTCGGAATGCTCTTATCCATCCCCGTGCAACCGTTGCCGAAGTCGACCCGTTCAAGCAGTTCACCTGGAATCCATTCGCGGACATCGGATCTCTTCATCTTCCTCATTTCGGATTCTCCTTTCGATTCATGCGTCGGCGAGCGCTGATTGCTTTTCCGACGTGTTTCGTTTGAGGGCCTTCCTGCCGAGTGGGAGAATGAGCAGACCCGCGCAAAGAAGGGAGGTGATAATATGCAACGCGATCCAGTGAATTCCGCTAATGACGCGAAGGCCTACGCACAATCTGGAAACATTCAGCAGGCCATCGTGTCGCTGGCCGATGCCGTGCAGGGCATCGCCGAATACCAGCGGTACATCCGGAACGACCAGTTGAAGATCAAACGTGCGCTGAACATCAGCTGACGTTCGGCCGTCCGCGTGAGAGAGTTCCAATTCCTCGCGGACGGCTTTCCTTATCGCACCCAGCATCGCCGGGTGCAGGCGTTCGAACTCCTCAACGGAAATCGGGTTCGTGGATTCATCCGGTGTCTCGGCCGGAATGTTGATGCTCATTTCGGATTCTCCTTTCGATTCATGCTTTGGCGAGTGCCGATTGCTTATGGTTTGATTTGGTTGATGTCGTCGATTGCGGTTCTTTTTCTTCTGAATTTGCTGCAATGAAGATGTCAAGACCGTCTTGCCATTTCAATGCCGGAGCAATCTTGTCGAGAACGCGAATCGGCCATTCCCGTTGATTGCGCATGTATCGATTCATGACGACCCGATTGATTCCAACTGCGTCGGCGACGCCGGATTGAGTGATTCCAAGTCGAGCCATCCTGACTTTTATTGCCTGTGTCACGTATTCATTGCTTGTCACATCACCTCCATTCCCCGAATATTCGGGACTTTATTCGACGTTTACCGGATATTCGGTGAACATGCTTTCAATGTACTCCCGAGTATTCGGTATGGCAAATTCGACACGCCGAACGGCGTAAAGATGTAACTTCCCGAAAATTCGAATACAGTCATCGCTATGGACAGCAGTACAACACGCACCGATCTGGTGATTTGCAAATATATCAGCCAAGCAATGGAAGCCAATGGCATTACCCAGGCCGACCTTTCCAAGGCCCTTGAAGGACGATCAAAAGGCTATGTCAGCGACCGAGTACTCGGTAAAAGAAGTTGGGCAATCAGCGAGTTAGACAGACTCGCTCCACTCTTTGGGCTTCCGGACGCTCTTTCACTGGTTGCGGCAGCCTGTGGATCAATCTCCAGCGAAGCCGCCCGCGCCTACGAAGCCCGCGAGCGCCAATCCCAGATTACCGATGATCTGATCGAACCGAGATTCGAGGACCTGCCACCACAGGAACTTGCCGCCAGCAGGGACATGAACCGTGACATGGAGTCCGAGACTCCAGAGGAGTGACGGTTTCCACTGCTTTATGAAAAGCTATCATTATACACCTTTTTTGGATTATTAAAAATGACCGAATTCGACCACTTTTACGGTGGATAAGTCAAAATCGTTGAAAGGACAACGAAATGCCGGTGGAAAAGTCATCAAGAATCCATGCAAAAGATGTCGACGTGACCATTCACGCCGTCAACGGCGAAGACTACATCAGTCTCACCGATCTCGCCAGACACAGCAGTGACAGGACAGGCGAAGTCATCCGACGATGGCTGCGCCTATCGGACACCATCTCATTCCTTAGCACATGGGAGAAAATATCGAATCCAAAGTTCGACAGCGATGCGGCCGCAGCGATCTTGGCCCAATCCGGCCGTAACATCTTCTCCCTGTCCGCATCGGAATGGATAAGCAAAACCAATGCCATCGGAATCCGTTCGGAACGCGGACGTTCCGGAGGGACATACGCCCACAAGGACATCGCATTCGCTTTCGCATCATGGATAAGCCCGGAATTCCACCTGTTCGTCATCAAGGACTACCAACGCCTCAAAGACGCCGAAGCACAACGAACCGGAATCGAATGGCACGCAAGGCGAGAACTCACCAAGACGAACTACCGTCTCCACACCGACGCAGTGAAGGAATCACTCCAAGGCAAGGACCTGTCCAAATTCAGGGAACGTATCGAATACGCGTCAGAAGCGGACGTCATCAACCTCGCCGTGTTCGGAATGAAAGCGGCGACATGGAAGACGAATCACCCCGGATGGAAGGGGAACATGCGCGACTACGCCACGGTCAGAGACCTGGTCATACTCCAGAACATCGAGGCTTTAAGCGCCGCATACATATCACAGGGGTACAGCAAAATCGAACGCTTCGAGATGCTCAAGAACGAGGCCGACAGGCAAAGAGAAAGCCTCAAGGACGACGTGCCATCGATAGAACGTCTGCGAAACATCATTGAGTCCACGGAAGAGATCAAGGAAACGAATCAACCTGGAATCGAGAACGATGGAGGGAACGACGACGCCAAGTAGCACGGCTTCTGATCCACGTATAATGGGTTGTGACAGTACCCAGCACGCGAGCGTCTTCGGCGCGGCGAACCAGGCTGGGTCGTTTCATATCACCGGCGGATACGACCTCGGCGCCTTCCTCGACCGCGCATGGAAGGAACACATCCGCATCATCGAACAACCATTGCCGGACGGACTATGCGGCGCATGGCACGAGACGAGCCGAACCATATTCCTCCACGACCGGCTCAACCAGCGCCAACGCCGCTGCACATTGTGCCACGAGCTCATCCATGCCAAACACCACGATTCGGGATGCGGCACGCAGTATGGATTGAAGTGCGAGCGCCGGTGTCGCAGGGAGACCGCGCTGGCGTTGATCAGTCCTGTGGACTATGGAATGGCCGAGACGGTGTACGAGGGCAATACGTGGATGATGGCCGTGGAATTGGGCGTCACCATCCAGGTGCTGAACGACTACCGGCAGCTATTGTACGATTCCGGCGTGTGCGTGCAATGAAAGAAAGCCCCGTCGCCCGCACGTTAGCGGGCGCCGGGATGAAAAGACCATTCGAACATACGGGAAGGGGAACGCACATGCCGAAGGTGACCATCGACGACCTGTGGCTGAGGAACGACAGCGAAGGCAATCCGCCAAGCCGCGCGGCCAAACGCTCCCTGGCGAACTCACGCAATCCGATGAAAGCCCACGTGCCCGAAAAATGGCGCAAAAGCCGGTATGGAATCGGCATGAGATGGCGATGCCATTGGACCATCGTCAAG